TCACTTCTACCGTATGTGGCATGACGCTGAGAAAGGCAAAAACGAATATGTGCCTACAGATGTCCATTGGTCCGAAGTACCCGGTAGAGACGCCAAATGGAAGGCATCAACGATTGCCAACACTAGTGAGCAGCAGTTCAAGGTTGAGTTTGAATGTTTAAGTGGAGAAACTAAAATAGAAATAATTGATGACGAAGGTAGCATCCATAATGTTACTATGGAAGAACTCTATCAACGAATGTGAGTTTTTTGGATTATAAATAATAATAAAAATGTATTATATCTACTTACTTAAAGATTTGAACGATAATATTAAATATATTGGTCAGACTCAGGACCCTAACACCAGAAAAAGGGACCATAAAAATAGCAAACCTCAACATATTTTTAAGATTGTAGAAGAAACCAATATTGCTGAAAATGCAAAAAATTTGGAAATTAATTATATAAAACAATTTGATACCTATAAAAATGGATGGAATAAATCCACAGGAGGAGAAGGTTTTGATAATTACAATAGAACTGGAATAGGTGGTGTAGATAAGGGGAACACCCCTTGGAATAAAGGTGTGAAAAATTGCTTCTCGGAAGAAACAATCTCAAAAATGAAGCAAGTTAGGAAAGGTAGAGTTTTTAGTAGAAAACTTACCGATAACCAAGTAAAGGAAATACGCATTTTATTTGATACAAAACCAGATTTACCATCGGTAGGATTGATTATGAAAAATGGAAAAAAAATGTCATACATCCAAGCATTTTGTAAAGAATATGCTGATAAGTATAATTTAACATCACAAGGACTTAAAAGAATAGTTTTAAAGGAGTGTTGGAAAAATGTTCAAACTTAATAAAGATTTATTAGTAAAAACCCCCACTGGGTTTAAATCTTTCTCAGGTATTCAGAAAGTTTATAAACCATTTTATCACTGGATAATTTTTGAGGATGGAACAGAAATAAAGTGCTCCGAAAATCATTCGTTTGGGTCAGAAAAAATTAAAGCATCCACAATCAAAGTGGATGACATCCTACAAGGAAAAAAAATTGTATACAATGAAATAGTAGAAGAAGGAGTATATCTTTATGATTTATTAGATGTTGGAGAAGATAATTTATATTATTCAAATGATATAATATCTCATAACTGCGAGTTCTTAGGATCTGTTGATACTCTAATCAATCCCACAAAATTACGAGCATTAGTTTATGAAGATCCTTTAAAGAGAAGTAAGGATCTTGATGTTTATGAAGATCCAAATGAAGATAATAATTATTTAATTACTGTTGACGTAGCAAGAGGAGTTGGAAGTGATTATTCTGCATTTATAGTTTTTGATATTACTAGTTTTCCATATAAAACAGTAGCAAAGTACAAGAATAATGAAATTAAACCAATGATGTTTCCTGCTATTATCCATGAACTTGCAAAAGCATATAATGATGCTTGGTTACTGATTGAAGTCAATGATATTGGAGATCAAGTGGCAAATATTCTCCACTATGATCTTGAGTATGATAATGTCATGATGTGTGCAATGCGTGGACGTGCTGGACAGGTTGTTGGATCAGGATTTAGTGGTAAGAAATCGCAACTTGGTGTTCGCATGACATCCTCAGTTAAAAAGTTGGGATGTTCCAATTTAAGAACACTAGTCGAAGACGATAAACTTTTAATTAATGATTATGACATAATCTCCGAACTTACGACTTTCATTCAAAAAGGTAGATCATTCGAAGCGGAAGAGGGGTGTAATGATGACCTTGCAATGTGTCTTGTTATATTCTCATGGTTAGTAGCACAAGATTATTTTAAAGAAATGACGAACAATGATGTTCGTAAAAGAATTTACGAAGAACATAAGAATCAAATTGAACAAGACATGGCACCTTTTGGTTTTATTTTAGATGGTCTAGATGAAGATGTTTATATTGAACAGGAAACTGGAGATCGATGGGTATTTGCAACTGCACAAAATGAAAATGAATCATTAGAAGTTTGGAACGTTGATGAATACGGTGATCGTTCGCATATGTGGGATTATCGCTGAAGAGGCGGAATTTTATAAATACTTTTAGAATAATTCTGGACCTGACGGGGAATAAAAATGGCGCTAAATTTAGCATCTCCTGGAATTGTAGTAAGAGAAGTTGACTTAACAGTTGGGAGAGTAGGCCCAACCTCTAATAAAATTGGTGCAATTGTGGCTCCTTTTGCAAAGGGACCTGTAGATTCGCCAACTTTAGTAGAGACAGAGCAAGATCTATTAAACAATTTTGGCGAACCATACGCAATTGATAAGCACTATGAGCATTGGTTAACTGCATCATCATATCTTGCTTATGGCGGATCACTAAGAGTAGTGAGAGCAGATGATACAGATTTAAGAAATGGTTGTGTTGGAGTTGCTACAACTACTACGATTAAAATTAAAAGTTTAGATCATTATAATGAATTGGGATATGATGAAAATGCCATCACTGGCGTAACTGTTGTTGCAAGAAATCCCGGTTCTTGGTCTAATGGGATTAAAATTGCAATGATCGATTCCAGAGCAGATCAAATTCTTAGTGGTTTATCTACATCAGGTATTGTTGTTGGTTACGGAGTTACTCAATCAGTTGTTGGAAAAATTTCAGTAGGATTGGGAACAACATCGGATCTTACTGGATATCTTAAAGGAATTGTTACCGGAATTGGAATTAGTTCAATTGATGTTAAAATTATTAGTCATGTACCTTCTTCAGGAACTGAAAATACAATTGACTATCAACCTTCGGGTGTTTATTCGTATACCACTAGTTCACCAATTGGAATAACTTCTACAGGGGGATCTGTTGGGTCTGCTTTAACACTAACTACAGCAGTAGATTGGTTTGATCAACAAATAATTACACTTACGGGATTAACTATCAATTGGAATAATGTTGCTGATCGTCCATCAACTTCAGAATATGCTCAGGCAAGAGGAGCAAGATTTGATGAGTTTCATATTGTTGTAATCGATGATAGAGGAACCATTACTGGAAATGCTGGTACTATTCTGGAGAAGCACTTAAGTCTTTCTAAGGCATCTGATGCAGAATATTCTGTAGGTAGTCCTTCTTATTGGAGAAAGTACCTAACAAATAGTTCTACATTCATTTTTGGTGGTTCTGCACCTACAGGAATTACTACGACAGGATTTGTAGTAGGAACTGGACAGACATTTGCTCCAGCAACAGATATCGGTTGGGATCAAACTACAGAAGGTGGAACTGGTGGAGTTATTTTTGGTGGTTGTGGAGTACAAAATTTAACACTTAGCAATGGTAAAAATTATAATGGGGACACTGGAATCTCTACAAGTGGAGCACTAACTGCATCTTTAGCAAAAATTTCTGATGGATATGATTTATTTGAAAATACTGATAATTTTAAAGTTGATTTCTTATTGATGGGATCTGCAAATTATACAATGGAAAATGCTCAGGCACTTGCACAAAAATTAATTTCTGTGGCAGAACTGAGAAAAGATACGATTGCATTTATTTCACCACATAGAGGATCTGCACTTACAGATACTGCAGTTCAAACTGAAGTAACAGTAAGATCTCCATCAGATATTACAGATAAAGTAATTCAATTTTATTCTGCAATTACATCTACAACTTATGCAGTATTTGATAGTGGTTATAAGTACATGTATGACAGATTTTCGGATACTTTTAGATATGTACCTCTGAATGGTGATATTGCTGGCACATGTGCTCGTAATGACATCAATAACTTCCCATGGTACTCACCTGCAGGAACTTCTAGAGGTGCAATCTTAAATGCTGTTAAGTTAGCATACAATCCTTCCAGATCACAGAGAGATCGTCTTTATTCGAATAGAATTAACTCGGTCATCTTCTCACCAGGTTCAGGAATCATTCTCTTTGGAGATAAGACTGGATATGCTAAGGCATCTGCATTTGATAAAATTAACGTTCGTAGACTCTTCATCTACTTAGAAACTGCAATCTCTGCAGCTGCTAAGGATCAACTATTTGAATTTAACGATGAAATCACGAGAACAAATTTTGTAAATATTGTAGAACCTTTCTTGCGTGATGTTCAGGCAAAGAGAGGAATCTTTGATTATGTTGTTGTTTGTGATGAAACAAATAACACAGCAGCTGTGATTGATTCTAATGAATTTGTTGCTGACATCTATATCAAACCAGCAAGATCAATTAATTTCATTGGTCTTACTTTTGTTGCCACCAGAACTGGTGTTTCGTTTGATGAAGTAATCGGTCAATTCTAATTAAACAAGAGGTAAACAACTATGGCAACTAGAAATCAACTAAATCCACCTCCTTTAAGGAAGATTGCCGACTTTAAAAGCAAATTGTCTGGTGGTGGTGCTCGCGCTAATCTGTTTGAAGTAGTATTATCATTTCCAGATTCAGCACCAACTGATAGTAACGTTCTTGATAAGTCAAGATTTTTGATCAAGACTGCGGCTCTCCCAGCATCTACGATTGGACCAGTTAATGTTCCATTTAGAGGAAGAATTCTCAAAATTGCTGGAGACAGAACATTTGAATCGTGGACTGTCACAGTAATTAATGATACTGATTTTGCAATTCGTTCTGCTCTTGAAAATTGGATTAATTCAATTAACAGAGTTTCTGATGCAACTGGTGTCACTGATCCAGCACTTTATCAAGCAGATGCATTTGTTTATCAACTTGATCGTACTGGAGAAACTTTAAGAGCATATCACATGTATGATATTTTTCCAACAAATATTGCACAGATTGCTCTTTCCAACGAATCGACTGATGTAATTGAAGAATTTACTTGCGAATTCCAAGTTCAGTGGTGGGAAGCAATTAAGGGTACTGGAACAAATGCTGGTGGTCAGGATATCAACTAAATAGAGCATACGATCTAAATTTATAAGATGGCAAAACTTTTTGGATTTTCAATTGATGATTCTGATGAAAAATTAAAATCAAAATCTATTGTTTCCCCTGTCCCACCTAACAATGACGACGGGGTAGACAATTTTATTGCAAGTGGATTTTATGGACAGTATCTAGATATTGAAGGTGTCTATAGAACTGAATTTGATTTAATCAAAAGATATCGTGAAATGGCACTGCACCCAGAATGTGATGGTGCCATTGAGGATGTTGTCAATGAAGCAATTGTTAGTGATCTTTATGATTCTCCAGTTGAGATTGAACTTACAAATTTAAATGCGAGCGATAAATTAAAAGAAAAAATTAGAGAAGAGTTTAAATATATTAAAGAATTATTAGATTTTGATAAAAAATCACATGAAATTTTTAGGAATTGGTATGTTGATGGCAAATTATACTATCTAAAAGTTATTGATATTAAAAAACCTTTCCCAGATCGGAAGA